ACTGGCGGGTAGTGCCTTTTTTGTTGCATAAATCGATCGTCATTTGCGTTGCAAACAGTACGATCCAAACCAAAGCTACCCAGTTTGCTTTAATGAAATGGCTGGTCATCCACAGATGGACAAAACCACCGCTCAAAAGCGACCAGATCAGTGCTCTAAACGTTCCCATCGTTTCACCTCCTCTTCCAGTCGGTCAATCCGCCGACTAAGCATCATGTGGTCGACTACCATTGCCAGCAGAATTAGTCCACCGACAACGGTGCAAACAAATCCATTCACCTCACCTCCTTTGCCGTCCAGTCGATCTCGTCGTGGTGCTCATGCATCCACGCTCTCGCATATGGCAGGTAGATCTTAGTGATCTTGCCTTCCCGTGAGCGCCGACGACCCAAGCCTTAGGATTGCCGTTTTCGATCTGAACCTCAGGGAACTGATCGAAAATGTATAGCCGGATCCAACTTTTAGCTTTGCCGGCGAACAGGTCTGCTCGAATTTCTTCGAGCTTCACCCAATCTTGATCAGGCTTAGCCGGAGATATCAGTGGCGCAACCTGTTTGGCCAAACTAAGCAGGTCCTGCTCAGTCAATGTGATTTCCATCGCTATACCCTCCTACAGTCCAAGATCGTCGTCTTGGATCTCCAACGCATTATCTTGGAAAACCTTGAGAGCTTCAGGAAAGTATCGCCAAGCTCCTTCTGGGGTCCGATAGCTTAAGTGTTGATCCCGTTTGATCCCCAGCTTGTTACCCCACTTGCCAATCTGAATTGCAGAAACACCTAACTTATTAGCAATCTCGCTTGCGGTATATTCCCGCTGACCACCAACTGGTAAGGAGGTCATTGTGTTAATCGCTTCATTGCGCATTTCTGTTGCCATTCGACGTTCGCCGTAATTGTCAGCAACATTCGCTAATTCCAGCCAGATTTTGGCGTCTTCGTTGCGAAGCTGGTGGTCCTTATTAATGTTTTGTTTCCGCATTTCTGCTAACCACTTGAGCTTGAATTCTAAGTTCTCACGAGTGAGATTCTTGTCGGCGCCGATCATCTTGCCGTTGTGTTCGGCTTGGTATTGGTTAAACAGTCCAACGTAGGTTGCTGTGAAGATCGTCCCCTTCTTACCGGTCAACTTGTTGGCCACGAACTCGCAACCTTGTTTCGTTAGCAGGTAGCATTCTCGGGTTTCACCTTTTGCATCTTCATATGTCGATTCAATAAAGAAATCTAACGGGCTCAATTTTGAGCCGGTTGTTAAATCGTTGATATACCGGCGAATATCGCGAATAAGATTCTTATGAAATTTTCCGATCATCTTCGCAACGTCCCGGCTATCCATAACTTCCTGATCGTTTACCTGCTTGATAATTTTTACTTGGTTTTCCATACTCGTTCCTCCTAATCTTCCAGCTGGCTTTCTTGGCCAGCGATGATTTCGTACGACTTAACCTGATTGCCTAGCTTTACGAATAAACTCGTTTTTAGGTCCAAAAAAAAGATCATCTTTATCAACGTGGTATAGCTTCGAAAGCTTGTCCGCCTCTTTAAATGTTAAGCGTGACGAATCACGCTCCCAAGCTGAAAGAGTTTGCCAATGCACACCGATCACGGCCGCCGCCTCCTTCATGGTGTAACCATTGTTAACCCGTGCGGCTGTTAATGTTAGTTTCATTTAATCATCCCTCCTTTGTTTTGATGACTATATCTTATACGAGTAAACTCGTTTTGTCAACGTGTTTTTCCGTCTTTTTATCTAAAAAAGTCGTTTCTTTATCCAAGCTTATCCGTTATAATATAGGAAGCAACGAAAAGGAGGTGATAAAAATGCCACGTAATAAGCTTTCTCCTCTAGACATCAAGGTGCGCGAAGACATATCCACCAACCTTAAAAGATTGGCACATGGCCGAACGCAACAGCAAATATCTGATGAAACAGGTATTCCAGTATCGACACTGTCTGGCTACTTTGCCAAAAGGTCTACACCTAACGCAGGTGCCGTTCAAAAGCTGGCAGATTATTTTGGAGTCAATAAATCTGATATTGATCCGCGTTATGGCCCTGTATCACATGATTTAGAGCCGATTACCTACACGATTAAGATTCCGCTACTAGGCACTATTGCCTGTGGGGACCCGATCCTAGCGCAGGAAAACGTCGCCGAGTACATCGTGGAGCCGGCCAACCACTTGCCGTCTGGTAAATTATTTTATCTCAGGGCCAAAGGTCAATCGATGGAACCAACCATTAAAGATGGGTCGTTGGTTTTAATCCGTGTTCAACCACGTGTGGAAGATGGTGAGATAGCGGCAGTGTTGTTTACTGATGACAACGAGGCCACACTCAAACGGATAAAACGAGCGGGTGAAGCGATCGTTCTAATACCAGACAACCGGGAGTATGAGCCAATCATTGCTAGCAACAATAACCCGGTCAGGATACTTGGTAAAGCCGTCCGAGTAACAACAAATCTATAAAAAATCCCCTAGTGGCATCGGGTAGATAGCACCGCTAGGGGGAAAATAAGGATCAAGCTGATTATATCACAGCTTGGTCTGATACATATACGTCCAAACGTGATTGACGTTAAAAGCTATTAGGAGGAAATCATGAAAACCACAAAATTAGTTTCTGGAATCATAATAATTGTATTAGGCGTTATTATTTTCTTTCAATCCATGCTTGCCGGTGTCGGCAATGCTCTTGATAACAGCAATTCGCACAGTGGCTCTGCTGGAGTCTTTGTTGCCATTCTATATATTGTTATCGGAATTGTTTATTTAGCAACTCGTAAGAGTCCAAAAATGGGGGGTGATATTGCTGGTTTAGTAATTGCCATCATTGCATGGATGCTTGGCGCTTTTAATGTTGGAATCTACAAAGATCTTCAAGTATGGGCATGGCTCATTTTGATTATTGGGGTAATGTTCTTTATTTGGCATTTTATTACCAATCGAAAAAACAACAATTAATTGTTGCACTTTAGGAGGAAGAATATGAAAAAATTAACTAGTTTTGCCATAGTATGTGGCCTTTCGCTCTTAGGGGCTAGTACCACTTTAACTCAAACCACTTACGCTAAAGCGACTCAAACAACATTAGGGGCTGGGACCTATAAAGTAGGAACCGATATCAAGCCCGGTCGTTATACTATTACGGCTCAAAACGGATCTGGAAATGTTACTGGAAGTAACGATTTGAATATCATCTTAGGAGATACTACTGACGATGACTCAGGTCAGGTTGATTCCTATACTATGAACCTTAAAAAGGGAGCAAAAGTAGAAATTGATGGTATTGAGTCTACTGATTTTACTCCTGTTACTAAACGCGCATATCAAACGGAGCTCAAAGCTGGACAATGGGTCGTAGGAAAAGACATTAAGCCAGGGCGTTACACTATTAAAGCTACTTCTGGATCAGGCAACCTAACAAGCAATGAAGGTATCAATGAAATTTTAGGAACAGAATCAGATAGTGATCTTGGACAAGTGACTCAAACCACCCAAACGTTACATCGTGGTGAAGTCTTAAATTCCGATCTTGAAGGTATTCAGTTAATCAAGAAATAGCTTAAATTACATTTAATAATAATGACGCTTATGTAAATGATTAAAAATAAAAATCCCACCCGCGCAAAGCGAGTGGGGAGAAGTTAATTACGTAGCCATTATACCACAAGGGAGTGTGCATTATGGCAAATTTTATGAAACGTAACGGAAAATGGCAGGCACGGGTTTCCTGGCGTGATGCTGACGGAAAACTGCATCAAAAATCCAAAGCTGGGTTTGCTACCAAAGCTCAGGCTAAACTTTACGCAACGGAGTTGGAGTCCGAACTGGGCAAAGGTGTGGATGTATCTGCTGATCCGGTGTTTGCGGACTACTTTGAGCAGTGGTACAAAACATACAGAGAGCCACACCTGGCTGAAAATTCTAAGAATCAGTACGCAGCGAACATTAAAATAGTTAAATTGTATTTTGAACAAATCAAGTTAAAATCAATAAATCGCAGTTCTTATCAGCAATTCATTAATGACTTCGGAAAAAATCACGCCAAAGGGACTGTTAAACGTCTGCATACTCAGATTAAATCGTGTGTTAAATCTGCTTTAGCTGATGGGATCATTACTAAGGATTTTACTTATGGCATAAAAAGCAGCTACAATAGCAGCTTAACTCGCCACGTTGAATATCTGTCCATTGATGAGTTAAAACGACTAGCAAAAGCAGTGTCTGATGACCTTTCACCAGACAATATCCCTGCCTATATGATTCTGGTAGCAATTTATACCGGCGCTCGTTTTGGCGAAATTCTTGGTTTAACGTGGGATGACATCAATTTTAAAAATAAAACAATCAGGATCAATAAAACGTGGGACTATCACAACCATCAAGGTTTTCTTCCGACTAAGACCCCACATTCAATTCGTACGATTCGTGCTAACCCAACGTTGCTAAACGAATTAAAGCAGCTCGACAATAACCACACTGGCAGTTTTTAAAATCGAAGGAGCGGATTACATGAATAGTCGGATCAACCGGGCACTCAAACGGTACTTAAAACAAGCCGGCATTAACAAACAAGGCTTTCGTTCCACTCTCTGCGCCATAGCCATGTGGCATATTTGCTTAGTCAAGGTGTGGACCTTTACGCAATTAGTAAACGGCTGGGCCATGCTAACATGTCGATCACGAGTAACGTCTATGCTTATTTTATTGATGAATACAAACGTAAATCTGACAATTTGATTGAATCGAAATTAGACAAACTATAAAACCGTTGTACGTATGTTGTACAGCGGTTTTTAAAATGCCTATGTATCAATGGTTTAAGTTTATCAGCGACATTATGCACGAACATATTTATAGATTTTTATAAATAACTATAATCTAAAACCCTTGATTTAACGCCAAATGAAGAATTATAGAAACCTATAAAGTACAACGCTGATGTACTTTCGTTGTACAAAAAAACGGCCGTCATAATGACGACCGCAGCCCCACTTGCGGTGGGGAAAACTTGCTATAAAGCAATATCCCTAATATCAATATTGGGATCACCCCCATGTACGTGGGGAAAACTCTCTTTAAAATCCAAACATCATATTGATATCGGGATCACACCCACATACGTGGGGAATACGATTTAAGTATATATCAAAATAGCAACCTTTTCCAGGCTGCTATTTTTTTATGCTTTGTAGTAGTCAAACTTTCCGCTTTCGCAGTTTTCCTTAACGGCTTGTAGCCGTTTTTCAAGTGCCGTCCAGATCTTGTCGGGGTCCTCTGCCATCTCTGGCATCTTCATCAGATTGATTGCCCGGCATGTTTGGTAGTCGTGCCAATCGCTTTCGGGATCTTCCAAGTCCCAATCCATTACCCTTTCATAGTCCGGATCCTTGTGGTAGCCCTGCAGGAAGCCCATGACGTCATAGATGCCGAGCTTTGCGATTTTTTGTTCTGCTTGATTATAATCAAGCACATCTGATACAAGCCAATCAACGTCTTCAATCATTTGGTTGCGGAACTTTGTATTAATCGAACTTTTATGTTCGAGCAAAAGCTCCATGAGTTTCACATCGTTAAGCTGAAATTCCTTGTAATTCATTTTGATTGCCTTCTTCCTAAAGCTTAGTAACTTCATCTGGGTTATCCCAGTCACAAGCATCACTTGCATCGATATCTGACTCGTTCCAGTCAGATTTAGGATACCAGGTAACCATGTACTCGTTGCCCTGCTCATCATGAGCCTGAGCTTCGAAATATGGCTCTTCGTGAGCCCCCGTGATGTAGGCATCCTGGTCCAAGATCAGCTTGATTCCGTTGTATGTCAGTTCCATTTTAAAAGCCTCCAATTTTTTCATCTATTGCCTGTTTGAGTTCTTTTAAGTCCTCCACATAGTCCATGTGGTTGGCGTTGATATGCTCCTCAGCCTTGCTACCCGGTTTTGGGTTAACAAAGCTGAAAGCCGTCCGCCTTAGCTTTGCATAGCCGGTTCGGTGTGGGTTTTCTTTTTCCCACTTCCGACTTGCATTAGTCTGAGCCTTAGTTACCATTGCATCGCTCCCTTTCTATGCTTCTATTATAACGCCCCGTTAGATAGATTGCAAGGCCTTTTTAGCCAAATCAACGACAATCTTTTCGCAGTAGTCATCGTAGGCCTTGCTTTGCAGTTCACCGGTCTGAACGTCAACCCAAACCTTGACGCCCAGTAATTCGCCTGCAAAGTTGTGGGAGATTTCTTCTCCCTGAAACTTGGAGTAGCTGATGTAACCACTCTTGTAGTAGCTGACTTCCATCAGGTCAGCCTTGACCAGGTTGAAGTACAAACGGTCCTTGCCGTACTTTGTCCAACGGCTGAATCCCTTGTCTTCAAGGGCTTTGATCGTCTTTTCGGACAATCCCTTAGCCATCTTCCAGGCCATTTTAAGTGCGCCGGCAATGTATTCAATTGCCTTGCCGCCAAACTTCTTAGCAGCGTTCTTTGCAATTTCCAAGCCCTGTTCATGATGTTTGCCTTAGTCATAATGATTACTTCCTTTCCTTGATTACATATATATTATATAACGCCCCGTTATATAATGCAATAGTTTTTGCAAAGAAAACAAAAAGAATCAAACGCCTATATATCAACGTTTGTACGCATTGTCAAAAAGAAAGCAAAAAGAAAAAGGCGGCTACCAATTAAGGCAACCGCCGCCTTGATTACATCAAGGCCATGTCTAACGTTTAAGACATCGTTTTTAATATTTTAAATCCACGTGGTTCAAAGACCACGACCAACGTCTCCGTTGGCTATGCCTTTATACTATGACGATTGCCACCAAAAAGCAAGCCTTTTCAAGCAAAATAAAAAAAGCCCTACACACGGCGGTGTTAAAAAAGAAGAGGACTTTCACTTCCTTTTTTGTTGATATAGTTTGGTGCCATGTGTAGGGCTTATATTCAATTGTAGATATTATTCAAACTTTCCGTACGCCTCGCCAGTCTTGGCGTTGCGGACAGCTACATAGCCATAGCCGTTGCCACGTGGTTGACGCACGTAGACGAACTCGTTGCCCCGCGACCAGGCATCGTACTTGATAACACTGCCAGCTGGCAGGACCGCAATCGTGGATGCGCTTGGCAGAGCACCCCAACGCAGATGTAGAGCCGTGTTGCTGACAAATTTGCCGTCTTCGGCGTGCCAGACTGCGCCTAAGTTGTCCGTCCACGTGATCTGCTTGTTAACAGGCTTAGGCGTTGGCGTAACTGCCTTTGGCTCATCGCTAGTGGTGTCCGCGTTAGTGTAAAATCCGCTAAAGTCGTACGACATATCAACGCCGGTACCGGCAATCTTATAGTTGTCGGTCCATTGCCACGTGCCCACGTTGTCAACGCCAGGCTGACTAACACCATAGTTGGCAACCCACTTGTTTTTTGCGATCAGTTGAGCAGCATTAAGCCGGCCCTGCCAGAACCAAGACGCCATTGAGTAGATGTCGACCTTAGGATAACCAGCGTCCTTGACCGCTTGCAAAAAGGCGTTGGCATCACTGGTTGCATACTTGGCATTAGCTTTGTCTTCAATGTCCAGTGCCAAAACTGACTCCGGACCCAAGCCAAACTTTTTAGCGTGGTCGGTAAACCATTTAGCCTCGTTGCGTGCGTCCTGATTACCGTTAAAGCGCGCGTAGTGATAGCCGTGCACGAGCAACCCTACTGACCGCGCGTTGTTGATCTGGGCTTGTGCCTTAGGATTGACGTACGCGTCGCCATCTGCTGAGCCTTGCGTCAGCTTAACGATGACGGCTTTAACACCTGCATTTTTAGCTGCTTGAAAAAAGCTAACAGTATCTGGCTGATACCCGGATACGTCCATGACGAGATTAGCCATTTTACTTATCTCCCTTCTGCTTAGCGCCGGTAATGGCGTTGTAGTCCGTTGCGTCATAGTCTGACTGGAGTTTGACCAGAATTGTTTTGATCTGTGGTGGTAACCACAGCCCCATCTCGCCCCAGTTTTCCGTGATTGAAGTTAGGTAGTTAAGGACAAAGCCCCATACGATCGTCTGTGCCAGCCAATCGAAACCCAGACTGCACAAAAATGGGTAGGCCGCGATAACTAAAATCAAAACAAGCGTGTGCTTGATGAGACCAAACAGTCCCTTTGTTGAGTTGGTCTTGCGTACAAATGCTGCGCGTGTATACCCCGTGATCACGTCCGCAATCACGCACAGGATTAAACCGATGATCAACGCATTGTCTGGCAGGTGCTTGATCTGTTGCAGTAAAACGATATGATATGGCATTCAAATTTCCCCTATCCAGCCGCCCCACGTGGTACTGTTAGCTTTCTTCGGCGACTTATTTTAAGTTAGCTAGGCTTGACTGTATCCGTGCTTGCGGGTTCGCTGGTACTTGCTGACGTAGATACGCCTAAGATTTGGTTTTCTTGGTCAGCGCTCAGGTCGCCGACTTCAACGAAAAGGTCCAGGTCGTCCTTAGTAAACAGCTTCATCTCGTAGTAGCTCTTGTAGATGCCAAACATAAAATCGTTAGCCATGTTATCTCCTCCTAAGCATTCGTCGTAGTGGTGTCAGTAGCCATTTTCTTCTTGATTTCGGTTAAGTCTTTCATCAAGTTGGCATTAAGCTTAGCCTGCGTGGCTACGCTCGTTTGCAGACCGGCAATGCGGACCATCAACTGCTTGTTGAGCTGGTCTTGCGCGTCCGGTTCTGGCGTTGCCGGCTTGTTGAGCGCGTCGATTTCTTCTTGCGTTAGCGTCTCAATCCACTTGCCTTGCGTAGCATCCCACTTTGGCTTATGCATTCCCGCACCATTAGCGTCATATGGTACGACCGTTGTTTCGTCGGCTTCCAGTGGTGCACCGTCTGGGATCAGCACTGAGCCGTCCCAGTAGCCGTTAGTGTCATAGTGATAGGCCGTGACGAGCTGGTCGCCGCCAACCCACTTGGTACCGTTAAAAAACCGGTTGTTGTCGGTAGGTGCTACGTCCGTCTGACCGTCCTTTAGCGCAGTGCCTTCAGCGACGCTGATCGTGCCGGTAAAGGCATGCAGACGGTCGGTCGTGTCGTACGTGTAGACGAGCACTTGCTTTACATTTTCGTCCGCCATGTTTTACTTCCTTTCTGTTAGTCGACATGGATATACGTCATCGAGACAACTTGATCTTTCTGCTCAACATTTGCGTTGGTCCACCAAATAAAATCGGTTGAGATGTAGTTGTTGAGCGTGGAATCGGCATTACATGCAACAATAACCGGATGAGACGGAGCCAAGTTGGTTGTCACCGTTAAAATTGGTTTGCTGTTGCATGCAACCGGGCAATCAAGCTGGTCAAACGCCATGTTGACGAGCTTAAATCCGTTAAACTGCACGTACCAGCACTTAAAGTTTTGAGCGCTGGCCCCATTTTTAAAGGTGATGCCGCTGTTGGTTGATACAGCACCATCAACAGGCAGTTTGTTAAGTAATGCAGAGTTTTCGTTAAGAGTCGTAAGCCAGTCCTCTTGTCCGTTTTTAATTAAATTGATTGCCATCTTTATGCCTCCTTTGGCCAGAATGTTACTTGACGCCACTTAGACCAGGCATTGTTTTCATATCCCCGCACAAAAGCGTTCTGATCAGCGTCGGTGAAAACCTGCAGCAAGTGTGATGCATTACCGTGAATGCTAAGCAATCCCAGTTTCCCATTTGGCAAATTGCCAGCAGAAGTCGTCGTTACATAGTAGCTCATACCAGGCGTGGTCAAAGTGTTGAGATCGTCGCCGGTATTCTGAGCTACCATATAACCATTCACATAATTCTGCATATCAACTGTTGTTGGGATACCCTTCGTGTTGATCAAACTCGTTGCAGTTTCCAAAGCCGACTGAGCAGACTTAAGCTGTGCTGTCAAGGTTGCAATGGATGTGCCCTTGATCATCTCATCTGCTTTTGACTTTAAGTCGTTGATGACGTCTTCAAGCCGGTTGCTGTAGCTGTCATATAGCGTGTTGAAGCTAACTGTTTGCCCTAAGACATTCAAATTAAAGTCCAACGTGGAAATTCTTTCGTTGGTGTCTGGATTGGTTATCACAAAGGCACCTGTCATGATACCGGGATTCTGGAACATTTCTGCTGCCCAGATCACTGTAAAAAATCCACGTTTTAAGTCGTCAGACTGCGCAACTTCTTTAGCACAGTTGGAAAGCACAAAGGATTTTCCTGCGCTATCAGTTGCTTCAATTTGAAAGCCGTAGCCGGTCATATCCTGTGGCCGACCGTCCATTTTCAGTGCTAGTGGCATTGGTGCTTGACTGTCGCCAACGCGCCCTTGAAAATATGGCGTTAAATCGACAATCGAGCTTGCATTCGATTGCGCGTCCCGGACCAGGTCCAAGACAACTCGCGTATTAATCGCTGCCATAATCAGTCTCCTTTCATATCATTTGCATAGCGTTCGAGCTGTCCTAGCAGCTCAAGCGCTCGTTTAAAGTCATCATCTAAAACGGTCTTGGCCTCGCTGAAAGCTAACGATGTTGGCATGACCACACTATATGGTGGCGTCAGTGGCTCACCATCAGCATCCCAGTCAATTAGCTGCTGATTGTTGTATAGCGTAACCAAGTCGTTAATATCAGCAGCCATTTTCTTTAACGCTCGAAACATCCATAGTCTGACATTGCGATTAAGCGCAGTTTCATTACACTCTTCTACGGTCAGCACTGGAACAATAAGCTCATAGTCATCATTAACTTCTATTTCTAGCTGATACAGGTAGGCAATCTTTTGGTATACAGCAACGATACTGCTTGTCGTATAGCCAATTAAATCCATCTAAGATCACCTCCCTTAACTGTGTGGCCAGAACGTTACGTTGCGCCAAGCGGTCCAGGCGCCATTGTGCTTGTTGCGGATATACAGGTTGTCGGATACTGTGTGCATGGTCTGAGTGATAATTCCGCCGGCATTAATGACTTTGAGCAAGCCAGTCTCACTATTTGGCTTGCCATTAACACTCGTTGAATTGACGCCATAGTATCCAGACGTTGTTAGACCATCGCACGTGCCAGAAGTAACTGCCGTAACCGCAAACGGGTCTTTTAATACGTCGTTAGGATCATCAACCGTTAAATGCCAATGACCATCGCTTTTGTTGATATATGGCTTATAGCTCGTACCAGACATACCGGTTGCGCCAGTGGCACCCTGTTCGCCTTGCACGCCTTGTGGGCCTTGTGCACCTTGTACGCCTTGTTTACCTTGCGGACCTTGGACACCTTGTGCACCAGACATATCAGTGACCAGTGACGCCTTACCGCCAGTCCATACAAACAGCTTGGCATTGTCTGCGTCATTTACGGTTGAGTCGATAATTGCAAAGTCGCCTTCGCTCAAATCGTTTGGCCCGTTAGCGTTAAGCAGTGCTACGGTTGCGTAGGTCTTTTTAATACTAAAAGGCTTGCCAGCTGGCCCTTGAATACCTTGCGGCCCTTGTACGCCTTGTTTACCTTGCGGACCTTGGACACCTTGTGCTCCAGTAGCACCGGTATCCCCCTTATCGCCTTTATCACCTTTCGGCCCTTGAGCTACCACGCCCAAGTCAATGTCAGTTGTTGCCAATTTCTCACCGCCTTTCTATGACCAGAATGTAATTTCACGCCAAGCTGTCCATGTTGAACCATCACGGCGGTTACGCACGTAGACATTGGCACCAGCATCACCGTAGTATGTCTGTACAACCATACGGCCAGCAACTTTGACATCAAGCAAGCCCCAGTTACCATCTTTTGGCCCGTTCTTGCCTTGATAGGGTGAGAACCGTATGTCATAGTGACCTTCAGATGTCAGATTGTTAAAGTCAGTTGACGTACTCGTGATTGTTCCTTTAAACACTGTAGCAGGTGGCCCTTGTGGACCCTGTGGACCTTGAACTCCCTGCTTACCCTGTGGGCCGGTATCGCCCTTATCACCCTTAGGCCCTTGAATTCCTTGTGGGCCGGTTGCTCCGGTATTGCCTTGTGGGCCTTGTGGTCCACGTGCTACCACTCCCAAGTCAATATCTTGTGTTGCCACTCACTCACCTCCTAACTCCATTGCGTCGTTAACCGCCATGCCGTCCACGTGCCATTGTGACGGGTACGGGTATAGCAGTCGGCAGTCGCACTATCGATGTACGTCTGCCACACTTCATTGCTGTTGGCCCTAATCGTCAGTAAACCGCTAGTTGACGGTACATTGGTAACCGTGCCATCGATACGATAGCTGTCGTCCATCGTAAGGTCATTGGCGTTGCCCTGCGTGATCACACCAACGATAGCCGGCATGTCAACATTGTTGATCAGCCGGATATGCCAGTGCTTGTCGTCCGCAATGTAAGGCTGCCACGTTTGGCCGTCCTTACCGTCTTTGCCGGCAGAACCGTCCTTGCCAGGTGCACCATCTGCACCTTTCAGCGACGCAAGCCATTGTGTCTGTGTGCCACTGTAGCCATTGGCTACGGCAACTTCATACGCCGACTTGCCGTCAGCTCCAGCATCGCCTTTCTCACCTTTAATCGTGCCGACCTTAGGCTTGATCAGTGCCCACATGTTGTCGCCGTCAGCGTTGTTAAACAAAAAAGCACCCGTAGGTGCCAGTTTAGGTATTTTGTTCTGACCATCTGGACTGGCGACCAGCATCTCGCCACCTTGTAGTTCAGTGGTGCTATGGTCAAACCCGACAAAAGCGCCAGGCTTGATCGTGTAGTTGCCGTTTGGGTCGGTCGGCTCAACAACCGCGCTGTCCGGCTCTTTGATCAGCTTGCCGGCAATATCAACGTCCTTGTCCAGTGCGCTTGTGTAGCTACCCAGACCAGTCTTACTGTCGTATTGCCACATGTCGGCGTTGCTTGGCTGGTTACTGCCCCACGCCGCGATCCAACGGTACACGCCCTGCTTGACGAGTGTTGCGTTGTCAAACTTAGCGTAGTTGCTCAATGAGCAGTACAGGCCGGTATTCCAGCCATAGCCAGCCCAAGCTTTGCGGAACGATTCAAAAATGCTCGGCCATGAGCCGGCAATCGTGCCTTCCATGTCCAGGAAGTAGTACACGTTAGGCTGGATATTAAGGCTCTTGGCGTTGTTGACCGAGTACTGCAGTTCGCCGTCCACACCTTCGTAGTAGTGATATACATGGACAATCAGCCCGGCTTTGGTCGCATTGCTGATATGGTCGGCGGCGTTGGTGTCCCGTGTCGTACCATGACCGATCCGCACGACTACTGCTTTGACGCCGTTAGTCTTGAGATTAGCCCAGTCGATACTGGTCGGCTGCCACTCCGATACGTCAACTACGTTTGCTGTTGTCAAATGCCTTCACCTCCGTTTCGTTCCAAGCGCTTGTTTGAATCATCCCTGTTATTGCTGCTAATGATCAGTGATTTAGTCTGCTCTTGCAGTCTGGACAGATTAGTCTGCTGTGACCGCTGAAAATCAAGAATGTTAGCAGCATTGCTGTTTAGCGTAACCGTAGACGATTGCGTATGGCTGTATGGATATTTCTGATACCCAACCAAGCCAAGTTTGGTGACGTAGTCAGCCGGCCTAATCTCCAACCGCACCATGTCGCCTTCGATAATCTCTTTGCCGGGGTCAACCGTAAGCTGCAGCGTAAAGTCTGGATTGGCTTTGAATTGTGACTCGGCATAAGCTTTCATCTGCTCCTTGTCAGTGATGGTGTCACTGGTGATGTCATCCCCAACGAACAATCCCCAACGCTGACGGCTGGTTTCATCGACAAAATAAAAAGGAGCAAAGTAGTACTGCTCCTTAGAATCGGTTGTAGATGCCGTCCCATCATCACTTGATGAACCGCCGGCAACGACTTTGGCCATATCATCATTTCGCTCCCACCATGTCGGCGGGTAGTAGCTGATCGGCTCCGTCTTGCACACCTCGCCAGGCTGTGGCTCATAGATCATGGTACTGTTATCCAGAGCCATACAGATGTGATGGCTGGCACCTTTAGACCCATAGAATCCCATGTCGCCAGTCTGTACCTGGTCACGGCTGATTTCGTGGCCATAGGATTCCATTGATACGGTATAAGCCGGGATGTTGATTCCAAAATCATAGTAGACTCTGCTGACAAAACTCGAGCAGTCCATGCCGTTGTACGGATTGGCAGTGCCAACCGGTCGGCCATAGCCATATTTATACGGGACACCAAGGTACTTTTTGGCATCAGCGATAACGCTTTGAGCGCCACCACTGGCAGTCAGCGATCCATTAGGCAACCCAGTATCACTGGTAGTCTGGATTTCCTGCGTCGCGCCAACCAGACGGGCAGCGTTTGTCATATCGGTTGTGTCATACTGCAACTGGACTTCCGAAGTATCACGCAGATAGTCATAGCGGTGGCCATAGTCTTTGTAAAACTCGTCATGCGAGTAGATACGCAGATTAAGATTATCTGGCCAAAAGACCGCTGACGACCACGCCTCCAGAATTCGGCTGATAGCGTCCTTACCAGAACCGGCTGCATAAGGGTTTTCAACCATTGCATTGTTAAAGCTGCCGATTACCTGGTAGGTGATGTTCCAGTTCTTACCGTTATCGCCACCAAAAAAGGCATTAAGGATATCACCTGGAGACACCGACTGAGCGACCGTGTCAGCGTTATCCGGCACGTCCAGGGATACATTGCTGTTACCAGTATGCGAGTATTGCCCCCAATCGACTGGATCACTACCATAGATATGCATACGGCTGATTTCACCGGAGATGTGCTGCAGAGTAACAGCTGTCGTACCAATGCCACCAGAGTAGTCCGGCTCGCACTGTTTAATGACAAACCACTGCCCGTCAATCTCAACCATGTTCTGCACGGTCAGCATTTGATAGGCAACGGACTCGTCATCCCAGGCTGTAAAGTACGCTTGGTAAGTGTTGTTGACTTCCCAACTGATATAGATGCTGTCTTCCAGTGCCGAGTGGAGCATGGCGATCTGATCATCGCCGTCAGGCACCTTCAGAACATGATCTTTGGTAGCAGCTACCTTTAAAACTACGCTCATGACAGATAGACGAACGGAAAGCTGAACGTGATGTCCACACTGCCGGCTCCTTCGGCAGTAAAGCTGTTCCATCCGGGCTCCAACGATATTGTCCCGTAGTCAGTCTTGGCGTTGGCAAGGTTGCCGTCCAGATAGGTGTTAATCCCGTTGAGTACGACCGTATGACTGCCATCGTTAGACTGCGTGTACTGCCAGCTGGTGCCATTGGTCTTGTTGGTAAGCTTAATGGAGTTGCCGTTAAACTTGCATGAGATCTTAAGATCATGGCGCTGATAGTACGGGTCAACCGCAATATCACTGGCGTTGTAGACGTCAAAGCTTGTTGACGTAAAATGATAGCTCGGCAGATTCTTAGGCAGGTTCATGCCGAACTGCCAGCCGTCAGCCACACTAGGCAGCGAATCGCTCCGATACAGCGAGTAGCGATAACCGTTCGGTACGTCAAACGGGAATCGAAAAGTTGGCGTCGTTAGACCCCGGGGTAATCGGCGCGATATCAAATGGCGTTGGGATGCCAAAGTATACCTTTCCTGGACTGGTATCAGTCCGTACCCGAACCAGCTTGCGCGAACCAAACAATCGATAAAGCTCATGCTTAGCCAATACAAGATCATCATATCCGCCAAAGCTGAGCCAGAATTTCTCGCTGAATGTCCTTTTAGCGAAAGTCTGGCCAGCAAATGGCGAACCGTCAGTGCCAGTCGTATCTTGAAACTGATTAGTGAATTGCGGCGACGAGCTGGCGTCGTCCAATCCGAGATAACGCAGTCCGGTTATCTGATCGCAGAGATTAACTTCCTGCTGATCGCCAACCTTGATCATGATATATGGATCCGACATCTGCCCATCCCCTTTCTAGAATCCTAATTGACGCATACGAGCGTCTTTTGCTTCCTTTTTGTACAACTGTTGCATATCAAGACTGCCTTGTGCTTTAATCGCGTCTACCTGATCACCGCTCAGACGCAACAAAATATCAAACTTGGACAGTAACTCGTCTAACTTGCGGCTCAGAGCGTCTGATTGGCGATTATCTCCGCCGACATATTGAGCATTATGGCTCAAAGTAGGATCATCGTTGCGGAATCTTGTAACGATCTCGCCAAGCAGCTGATATGCACGTGACCGTCTGCTGATGTCGGTCGGGATGACATATTCTGGCATGTTCTTTTCTGCAATCTCATAAACGCCATGGTTAGAGATCAGACCACCATTAGCCCAGCCGTGGCCTTGACCGACATTGCCCCAGCCACCTTCACCGCCATGTTCCAGAGCGTTGATAGCAGCTAAGATCTGGTCATATCCATTAAGGATTTGTTTGTGGCCAGGAATTGCCCAATGGTTAAAAGTACTTGGGATGAACTGCAGCAGCCCTTGTGCAGGATTGCCGTTTGCCATGTTAATGTCCCAGACCTTTTGCGGTACGGTTGGATTACCGCCAGATTCGGTCTGGATCTGTTTTAACAGCTTGGAAACCTTTGTAGCGGTAGCCTCAACTCCCAAAGTCTTGAAGGCTTTGATGATGTAAGGCCGCCAACGTTCAACCCCAGCACCGCCTGGGTTGGCAAGCGTCTCAAACTGCTTTTTGATCCAGTTGCCCATCTGTTTAGCGATATAAACCGGTACGTCCTTAACCAACTCTGCAGCGAACTTAACCGGCGTGCTGACATGGACAAATTTCTGGAATACGGATTCCATAAATTCGACCGGCTTTGACATGATTTTGTCGACCATGCCTAAAACATCATCAGTTGCATCCCCGACTTTGCTGAGTAATGAGCTGAAAGCATTGCCCACACCGTCTGCATAATGCGGAATCATCCCGAACATACGCGACAGCTGATAGCTCCGTTCGCCATCAAGCACACTAGTACCTTTTGGCAACGGCAGAATCAAGTTGCGCTTAGCCGGGAACATCCCAACTTGGCCATCTTTGGTCATAAACATCTCACGGTAATGTGCCGTCAAGCCGTCATTGACTTTGGCAAAGCCACCGGGATGAGTGTCGTTGGTACCATTGGCGTAGCTTGGCATCGAAATGCTGAAATCTCCACCAATCTTAGATCCACCGACTTTATCAAGAACCCAGTTGATACCGCCTTTGACGTCATCGATCATGGTCTTAAATGGCTTAAGTACACCATTTACCAAATCAACGAAATGGCGATGCACACTGCCAACTGCATTGCCAACCGCGTCTTGGATCTTGCCAAAAATGTCCTGCCAAATCTTGAGCATGTCGCCCAAACGACCGCCCGTCATGTCATTCAGCTTGTTGTACATATCAGAAAAGATCTTGCGGTTGAATTTAAACATGTCCTGTGCAGTACGTTCGGTGTCTTCGCCTAAGCGATCCCAACGCCCCGAAACAAGATCATGCCAAGTAGTAGTCCGGTCCTCGATAACTTTATAGCCCGCTTGGAACGTAGACTTATGCTTGTTAAACATCTGCTGAGCCGAGCGGGCAGTATCGCTGCTCAATCTGTTCCAGCCGCGTTTTACGGCATCAATTCCATCACCGGTCTTTTTCTTCAGGTCTTTCCAGCCGTCAGCAAAGCTCTTTTTAGTCGAGTTCCACCAGTTGCCAATCTCTTTGTTGGTTTCCTTCGTTCGTTTGACAATAAGCGTGCCAAGGTCCTTAAAGGCTTTGCCAAAATCTTTGGCGAACTTGCCAATCTGCTTGTGGTACTTAATGACTAATGCAAGTGCAATTTCGATTGCAATCATCCAGGGATTGAATCCGAGCGTGGCCACCTTGAGCGCACGAGCAAAAAGCCCAATCCCTTTAATCAAAGCATCAAGACCAAGCATCGCTTTGGTGAAAACAAACGCTGCTGCAACTGCTTTAGCAAAGCCAACTACCATTGTCTTATGCTTGGAACAGTACACGGCAAAGTTGACAACCGCCATTGAGAGTTTGCCAAGGTCCTTGGCTAGGTCTGCAAATGCCTTCTTGGTAGACTTTTTGCTGAATGCTTCCGCCAAAGCAACCGAAGCTTTAGAAATTGCCGGCAGAAGTGCCTGACCAACCTCAATCTGGATTGCTTGCGATGCGTACTTGAACCGGTCTTGAGCACTCTTAGCGGACTTCATGTTGCGCAGAGCCAGCTTGCCGACATAGTCTTCGTTGTAAGCCGTCTTAACCTTGCCTTCGACTTCATCAAGATCCTTTAGGTTGTTAGATAAGATAACCGCAGCTGACTGTGCCGACTGGCCGAATGCCTGGTTAAAGACTTTCAGCCGGTCTGCCTTAGGAACCTTCTTATTGATCTGGTCAAAGATTTCTGGAATCGATTTAAGCTTCCCAGACTTAGTCTTGAAGTCATCCATTGACAATCCATACTCTTTAAATGCTTTTGTCGCACTTTGAGAGCCACTGGACAGACGTACGATAATCCGTTGCAGACTGGTACCGGCTTGCGATGCTTCCAAACCGTTGTTGGACAACTCACCCAGCGCTGATGCAGCATCTCTCATCGAGATACCAGCACCTTTTGCCGTACCGCCGGCATACTGCATACCAATACCAAGTTTTGAAAAGTCGGTAGACGTAACGTCAGCCGCCTTGGCCAGAGTGTTTGCCGTATAAGACGTGGCCTGCATCATCTTGTTGGCATTGTCGGACTTCATACCGAAAGCTTCCAGAGTTGAGGTCGTGACTTCCATCGCATCGTTAAAGTCATCCCCGGAAGCCTTAGCTGCTTTAAGCAGTTGTGGCATGGCGCCCAAAGCCATCTGACTGTCATACCCACGTTTAATCAGCGTCTGGTAACCTTCGGCGATTTGCTGTTGCGACACACCATACTTGACCGACAAGCTGGACCCATCGGCATACATCTGATTGATTGCCTTTTGGACATCCTTATGCTTTTCACCGGCAGTCGTCATCAGGTTAGTATTGGTGACGTACGTATGCTGTATGTCTTCAGCCTTCTTGGCACCGTCAACCGTATATGCAGTAAATGCGCTGACAGCAATCCCGGCGGCCATAACCCCGCTTTTAACAGAATCCCAGAAACTGTTTACCTGGCCTTTAAGCCGATCCAGCCTTGGCTGAATCTGCTCAGTGTGGTCGCGCATCTTGATGATTGCATTGTCAACGCGAGCAATACCGGTCGGCTCAAGGGATGTCTCCTGTACACGAAGCTGTTTAAGCTCGTCTTGCGTTTTGGCAATTGACGTTGCAGTTTCGTCCAACCGTTGTTTCTGTTTGAGATAAGCGTCAGACGTTTCACCGGAACGGTTCTTGATTTCCTCAAGCATTCTGGACTGGATCTTATACTGCTGTTGCAAGTTTTCCAGGCCAGAAGCCAGTTGATGATAGCGTGCAACCGTTTCAGAAGCGGTGCGATGTTCGGCCGCCATACGGTCAACGTAGGCTTGTGATGCCGATTGCGTCAACTTGTACTTGGACTGCAAGTCTGATAAGCCGGATGCTTGATACTCATAGGCTGCTTTAGCACGCTGAGCTTGAGCTTCGTAGCTGGCTAACTGACGGTTGGCTTGGTTGATCTGCTTTTCGAGTTTCAGCCATTGGTTGGCTTGTTTCTCGTTAGACTGATCAAGACCATCTTGACGACTGCGCAGTTCTTCAATCTTGGCGCGTTGCAGTTCCATTGCCTGAGTAAGGCCATCAAGTTTTACCTTAGCCGCCTGCGTATAGTCGCCGCTGTTTTTTAAGGCTATTTCTTGAGCCTTCCAGGCATTGGTTGTGGCCGTAATTGCGTTCCGAAAGGCGGACATGCTTCCAACAGCAGAAACCGTGTCAACCGAAATTCGCGTGGCCAGTTCATTCTGTACTTTCAAGCTATCCACCTCCAAACATCTTAGATAATTGTGCGTGCGCGTCTTCTGGGTTCATTGGCCTGTCATCCCTTGACCGCGCATTCAAAGTTTCCAACAGTTCCAAATAATTTTGATTGTCCAAATCGTCTGGTAAGACACCACTATTAAGCATTAACTGTTGCTTAAGGTAATTGATGTCTTCTATTTCTTGTTTGAGTTCCCAGATTCTTTTGCGGATTTCTCCGCTTCCAATTTTGGGGATTCATCTACAGTTTTTAGTGCTTCTTGTGCTTCTTTTTCACTAACACCAGACGTACGACTGCGCAGATAGGACAGATAAGCCCCGATTTCTTCTTCGGTGGCATTGTCCCAAATACGGTCTTCGTCAATATGCAGCAATTGTGCGATAAATTTGATTGCGCCATCGATAAATTCGGCTTCCTGATCAATGACTTCTACAAATTTTCCTTGTGCATCGTTGTCGTCAACGGGCGTTTCGCTCGTAGTCAAGGAAGCCTCTAACGCCTGCTTCATAAACTGGTTAAGCTTGTACGTTACCCGTACGGTTGGCTTAACCGCGATTGGCTGTTTAATGCCAAACAGGGATGCATCTACTTTAATTTTTTCCATTTTTGACACCTCATATCAGCCGCCCCATTGGTACTGTGTATTTACTAGGCGACTTTAACTTTTTAACCGTGAGTAACAGTATTGGTAGTAGTAGCTTGGCCATGCTTGGTGATGTCGTCACCGACATAGCCGCCGAATACTTCCTTAAGCATAGCTGCAGCGCTGTATCCAGTTGCGCCACTGTTCCACTGCTTGTAAGGCTGTTGCGTACCATTTGAGTTAACAAAGACAGTGTCGTCAATTGGCGTCAAAGCTTGGTAGGTAAACGTAGCATTGGCGTCAGTTTCGTTTTTGTTGTTGGTACCATGATTACGATTTGGCATAATCATTTCACCATTGGCAAACCCGTCAAAGTACTTGTTGCCCTTGAAATCATCAGAGCAAATCAGCATTGCCAAATGTGGCTTTTTACCCAGTGTTGCACCACCAGTTGCATCAAGCTCATAGCCATTGCACTTCATGCCAATTTCATAAGGCAAATCCAGGTAAGTAATAGCTACTTGTGGAGTTGGCGTACCATGAGAATTACGCTTAACTTTGTTGTTAGCGTATTGTTGCGTACCTGCTTCTTCAAGGTTAGTAATGTTGGCAGTCGTGGCACCTTCACCATCGCCGTCCAGCAATACTACGCCGGACTCAGAGAGCCCTTTTTTAGCGTCAGCAATAAGCTTCCCGGTATCGTTAATCATTCCCAACGCGATCCAATTGATACCGGAAGTAGAAATACCTGCGGACATTTAATTCCCCTCCTTGATAATTTCATCTTTTGCAAAATAAAAGACCTTCGTCACTTGTTTAGTGTCGGGGTCTTTTATGTGATTCTTCGATTGTTCGACAGTCCAATTATTATCAACAAACAGCCGTGCCAGTGCCTGTTCGCCATCCAACGTGCTGATATCGTTGCCGAGCTTGTAGAATATCTGAACTTCCACGCCGACCGTCCATCCCTTGAAAGTATGGTTGGCATAGTAGGTAGGCTCGTTCAGCCATTCAGTAATCAAGCAGATCGTCTTGCCTTCATAATCAGACTCTTCTTCAGGGATTGAATCAGTATAAATCTCATCAATCCAGTCAAATTTGCCATTGAGTAGATCCAGCGCTTGAAAAACTGGCAGTTCCATCATTTGACACCACCATTTCTTGCGTCAAGGACCTTTTTCTCTGCTGCAAAAACCTTGTCAGCCGAATCGCGACGCGCGTTGTCGGCAAAATGAGTAGCCTTCATCTTAACGGTTCCGTCATTCAGGAATCTGGCAATATAGGCTTTTTGGCCAAAGCCAACAACGGAATTGCCGTCATCTTCGCCGTCAATGTCGGTATTTTGAAAACCAACATTGTCTTGTAGGTGGCCATACTTTGGATTCTTCTTTGTCGAGCGCGGAGTTGCTTTGTGCAACTCGTCTGCTAAAACTTTGGCTCCAGCAGCAGTCATCGCTTTCCTTGTAGCATGATCAGGAATGGCAAATTTTTCGGCATTCTTGCCAAATACCTCTAGCATCTTACCGAGATCATCCATTAATAGCACCAGCTTTCTTCGTATCCTTAAGCGTCAGCAGGTCATAACGCGTAGTCGTATGGCTCTCATCCCTAGATATGGTCAAGATGTCATAAATTGTACTGTCGCCCTTGAATCTCACCTTGAGCTGTTTGTCAACGTGATACTGAGAGCGGACAGCTACTACCGTTGTATCTGCTAATGTCGTCCCAACCAAAGCATACTGCTGTGACTGAGACCGCTGATAGATTGCGCAGTGCAGAGTTTGAGTCGGCACAAAATTTTGGCGTGAACCGCCTAATGTCCTGCTCGGAACGGTTGATACCGTCCCTAACTCAATTACATGATTAAGACGGCTGATTGGTAGTTTCATCTTGACTCGCCTCCCAAACGTCATATCGTCCACGCAATTGACCAATAACGCTGTTGACGGTTAGGTCGATCTCGTATGTCTGGATATCTGACATGCTCAGGCGGTATTGATAATAGGTAGCTGCAAGCGACTTTACTGCCATATCAAACAATGGTGAGACGTCGCTTTGCGTGTAGAACGCGTCCCCGTCACCAATTGCGCCCTTAACGTACTGTTTGGCTGCATCAATGTAGGCCTGCAGCAGTACGTCATCGTCCGTGCCGTCAAGGTATAGTACCTTTTTTACATCGTCTACTGATACAGCCATTTAAATCGCCTACTTACCAGTGCCAGCGGAGGCTTGGAAGTTAGCCGTCTGATCAGCAACAGTCGTAAACGAACCAACTGCGTATGCGTCACCGTCAACTTGTTCAACGTCAAACCGGTCGATGACACGGATCTTGGTTTCGTCATGTTCAAAAGCACCAGCACCAACGTTGGTCGTCATCAGGCTCATGTTTTCACGGTCGAACAGTGTGATAGCCTGCTTAAAGTCGCCGTAGTACAGTGGATGAGCATTGGATACGTTTGGGAGCCAACGGTCAGCAACTACCGTAACCGGCTTGCCACCAATACGGTAGATTTCTGGACTGGTTGGGTCGCGTTGTACCAGGTAGTCACCCATTGCGTTCTTAACCTTGGCCAGAACGGCAAAGCCAGATTGGTTGGTCAAAAACGATGACGTAGCGTTGATTGCGGGGTCAAGTGCGGTCAGTTCCAGATCCTTGATGTCATCAAACTTAGCAATCGTTGGCTTCTTGGATGCCGTATTCATAACTTCGAGAATAGCTTGGTTACGAGTGACGACAACCTTGCGAGCAATCCAAGTAGACAGCCATGCAATAATGTTTTCGGCCGTGTCCTTCAGCAGCGTGTTAGTAACGGTCGTGATACCAGCGTAACGCTTGATCAGGTACTTAATCGTAGTCAGTTCTGGATCATCGTTGTCACCGATTGCAGCCGTTTCATCATCCAGTGATGCCAATGGCTTGATATCGGAGAACTTTTCGTAAACCCGCGAACCGGATTCGGTCGTTACAGATTCCACACGAACCAGGTTCTGCAGAGAGGCATATTGGCGTACCAGAGTATTGATAGTCGTACGGATGTCATCTGGAATCGTCAGACCACCGTTACCAGTGCCAGTCGTCCCCGTAGTAACCATGTCCTTAAAGTCCTTAACAAACTTGTCTTTCAGCGACAGTTGGCTGTCATTCAGCGGTTCCTTGTCGCTGTCATGCATCTTAACTACTTCTGCTGCGCGAGCTTCATTAAGCTGGTCTTTCAGAGCATCGCGACGTGCCTTAGCCTGGTCACGTTGTTCCTTCAAATCTGCAAAAGCTGCTTGGTCGTAAGAGTCGTCCATCAGAGCAACGTTAAGCTTATCGTTCAGATCAGAAACCTTTTGGCCAGTTTCAATCCAAGCGTTGTTCAGTTCATTGATTCCCATGTTGGGCCTCCTTTTTGTCTAATAAAATAGCCAGTTTCTCGTCATAAACAGACGGAGCCGGCTTTTCTTCTGGCTTTGGCTGTTCGGCCTTGGCCATAAGCGTCATGAATTTGTTGATTGCGGCGTGCGAAGGGATACTGTGGACAGCATTGACCACCTGTGGCTGATTCTCATCAGCAAACATGATTTTGTCGGCAAAGCCCTTATCAACGGCATCTTTAGCTGTCATCCAAGTTTCGTCAGACATCAGTTTTTCAATTTCATCCCGCTTTAAGCCGGTTTTGGCTTCGTAAGCGTTGATAATCGTTTGGTCAACGGTATCCATCATCTTGGAATCATGGTCGAGATCATCGGCGTTTCCTTGTGTTACGGTCCATGCCTTATGGATCATCATCTGCGCGGTTGGTGACATGTTGATCTCATCCCCAGCCATTGCGATAACCGATGCAGCACTAGCAGCTAGGCCCAGCACGTTAACCGTGACTTTGCCTGGATAGTCGCGCAGCATCGTATAGATTTCAGAAGCCGCGTGTACGTCCCCGCCTGGCGATGCAATGTCCACCACCAGATCATCATCGGCATCGGCTAACGTCCGTTCAACCGCCTGAGGATAGGCGGAATCCAGATCAAACCAGCTGTAAAATTTGCCGGTCATGTTGTCGACAACGTCACCTTTAATGTTAATCTTGGTCATCGTTCTCACCTCCCTTCTCTGCGTCATCAGCTCGTGGAAGCTTTGACGGCAAATACCCAGATTGCTCAAGTACGTAAGCGGCCTGATTGCCTGCCAGAGCCCCCGATTTAACCATCGATGAAATCGTGCCGGCAAACGTATCACCAAGCGGATCAACGGCCGGTCGCAGGTCCAGTTTGACATTACCAGTCAGCTTGTTGCTGAGTTCGCTGTCAATCGCTTTGGCAAAACGGCTCAAAGACTTAGCGTAGTCATTGCCCATCATAGCCAACGATGACTGCTGGTCCCCTTGGCCGTTGATAACTGAGTCAGATACGCCATATACCTTGGCAATCTGTGCACCAGTCCAATTGGTCTGATTCAGCAGTTGAGCAACGTTGCCCTGAATTTCCAAAGGCTGATAGTCTTCCAAGTCATCAAGCACGATTGGGCCACTTCCCGACGCCTGCATCTGCTGCATAAATTTCTGCGAGCGTTGAGCCTTTTCCTTAGCGTTGAGCAACCCGCCTTTCTGGATCTTTAAAATCCCAGGCGCAGAAATCGATTGCGCAAGTGCCGAAAGAGTCAGCCGATTGCTTGCCTTGCTGATACTCAGTTCATTAGCCAAAGCTGACAGCGGACTGATACCAGTCTTACCGCCATTTTTGGACAAAAGCCGAATATGGATCATGTCAGACTGCGGTATAGCCTCAACAACGCCAACGCTCGGTTCATCAAACGTAACCGTATAAATCAGCCCAGAGCCGTCTTCCAGCAAATACGGTGATACCTGTGATGGTCTTAGATACTCCCATGAACTATCAATACCGTTGTTATTACGCCAGCGGTAGGCAAAGCATTCACCGCCAAGCAGCAGTTGAGCAAACATTGACTGCCAAAAAGCATGAGCATTGCTAGTAACGGTAGGATTGTCGAGCATCCCTTGCGTCCGCGACCTTTCGGCAACGAATCTGCCATTTGCCAGGTCGGAGCTTAGCTGAAAGATCAGCGAGTAAACGTCAGAGTTATGCAGAGCAGTTGACGCATCCACATAATCGCTAGTACCGTTTGGATTGAGGAAATTGATAATGCTTTGATCATCCGCGATCGATAAAACAGAGTTAGCTTTATTTCTCAGTTTAAAAATCGGCATTCAATCACCTCCTTTCAGCTCGCAATCATCTCGGTAATCAGTCCAATCATGATTAGTGCAATGCCGACCGCAAAAATGCCAGCCGTAATGCTTAATCTAAAAAAGCCCCAGACGATAAAACCGACTGCGGCTAAAAAACATAAAACATCAATATATTTCCAGATAAATTTCAGCATAGGCCACCTCCATTACAGCAAGCCAGAGTCTTCGTTCTCAAACCAAGCTTTGACTTGCTCACCGGTCATCAGTTCGACCTGCTTTGATTTATCGTTGGCAATCCCAAAGTCCTCAAAGTGATACATAGCTTGATAGAGAGCGTCAATAATTGCGTCCACAACGTCGATTTTCAGCGTTGCTTTAACCTTGTCGACCTGGATGCCAATCTTATCCTGGATAATTTCAGCATTAACAAGTGCTTTTTCCATGATTTCATCATCATCACGCGTGATTGATGACTCAACAAAGCCCTTCTGCAAGAACTTGGTCGGGTCTTTTAGCTCACTGGTACGCTGCCGAATTGGATTCAACGGCCATTCAGTGTTGATTTCCATCTGTTTGATCGCGTTGGTCGCTCCCCACGCGTCATAGCCAAAAAATAGGACCTTAAGATCATTGTCAGCCACAAAATCAAGCAGCCATTGATAGACCTGATCGTCATTGATCAAGCCTTGTGGATGACTGGTGATCGTGCAGTAGCCTTTTCTTGCTAGTTCTCGATATTCAATCCCGTCTTGTTTTTCCTTAGCCTCAATCGAGCCGGCTTTTTGCCACGGGATAAAACTATGCTGCTTGATATGCCATTTCTGGTTGCCGTCAGCATCGGTATATGGGAAGACAAAGGCAATTGCCGTATTGTCAGAAAACATAGAGTAGTCAAAGCCAATATAGACTTGCTGGCCAAGAAAATTAAAATCATTTTTAACCGCTCGCTCAATGTCGGCCAGCTTTAGAAATGAGTTAGTAGCTTCCTGGAGCCACATGTTCAGGTTCTTGTTTTGAAAACGGTCGATATGGCCGGCCATTGCCTCGTTGTTTCGGCTGTTAGTCAAGCCTTTGAATAGCACTTCTTTTTGGCTGTCCAAGTAAAGCAACGGGTTCGACTTGTACCATGTTTCAGGCTTAAAGGTTTCATCAAGGCTATCTTGACACCAGATCAGTCCCAGATAGTTGTCACCATCACGCTTATAGTCCTGCTCCATGATCGTTTGAGCCAGCTTCTCATCAGCATGATATGGCACTGTCGGGTCTGGATAGGCTGTTGAGATCTCAATGTACTGATGATTAGGCACCTTAACTTGACCGGAAGTAATCTTTGCTGAGCCTTCATCAGTGTGAATATTGCCGATTTCGTCAAATACCGCCGTTTTGAAGTGGTAGGAGTCGTACTTCCCTGAGTTAAACGTGATTGGCCGGATAACGTTGTTGACTTTGCGCATCGTAATCTTATTGTGCAGTACGGCCAACTCAACTTCCTTGGCAAGCTTGCCAAAAACAGGCTGCTGCTCGATAATTCTTGGAATCATGCTGCTGATATAGCCAAAAAGCTTACCGGTCTGGTCTGCATTTTCGGCAGTAACAAGGTAGTCTTGGTTGGATAGCCCCATTGACTCAATCAGATACGTATAGCACATGTAGATAGCCATGAGATAGGTCTTACCTTGACCACGTGCCACCGAAAGTATGCAGCGGTCAAACCGTTTTAAATTTGACTCATCCCGCCAGCCGAATAGCATACAAAAGATGAACTTCTGCCAGTCCATTAGCGGAACAGGCACGCCGGTATCAACGTTCGGGGCAATCGACGCGAATTTAAGGATCTTATGACATTCTTTAGCGCTGTAGTGATAGTGAAAATCGGCATCCCCCACACGTTGCAGGTCTCTCAGATGTCTAAAAGCGGCTAGTTTGATCAGATATCCAGTCAGAATCTTTTCATCAAGCACATCAAAGGCGTACCGTGTGCCAGAATCTTGATACTGTTTGCGGATATCATCAAAGTTGATGCTGTGATAAGCCCCAAGCACGTCATGTGTTTGCGTCAAATCAATTTTCAACTATACCAACCCCGCTTCTTTCATCTGATCGCTGATTGACTTCTCTTTCTTCTGGCTTGCAATCTGCATGAGGTCCTGTCTACCCTTAGGCGTTAGGCCAAGCTGAATGCCAATCGAGTTAAGCTGCTTGTTTGCATCGGTCATGATTCCGACCGCTGGATTCTTTCGATATCCGGTGAAATCCTTGCCGATAATCTCGCCGGCTGCGTTCTGTAATGACGTGAACAGCTTGGTCTGGATGCCGTTTTCCTGCACGTCAGCATACGCTGACGATAGACTTCGTACTGAGTGCAGTACTGTTCGACCATGCCAGCGTCGATTCGCTGGACCCGCTCGGTGCTCTCCAGATATGGCACTATCTTTCGCCAGCAAGCAGCAGCAATCGGTCCGAAATAGTTAGGCGGATTTGGTGGCAAATGGCCGTGATTTTGCTTAAAAAACACCTGTTTTGGCATTTTTGGCTCTCCTTTCTGCAGATTCGGAACGTCCCGGAGCCCCCCTGGGGTAAAAATTTTAAAAATCGCATTTTTGCAAAGAGACGACTGAACTGTGTGCGCTCCTTTTTGGCAGCGAATAGGGGGGCGGGAGTAAATTTTAAAAGCTGATTCGATAAATTTCATCGAAAAAATTTAAAACGCGCGAGAGAGCAAATATGAGCCTCTCACAGCGTCATGAGCTTGGCTATAACGTCCACGTCATGGATCGGCTCAGCACCAGCTATCAACTGGTTGTCTTTGCCAGTGCCATAGTGTCGTTGCTCCCAAGCTGTCTTGAGCCTGTGGCAGTCCCGACAGATGGTTGCCAGGTTGTCAGTGTCTGCCTGCAGCTTGCTGTCAAACTCGATTGGTATGACGTGGTCAACGGTCTTGGAGTTTGGCTTGCCGCAGTACTGACAGACATAGTGATCACGCTCGAGTACTTGCTTACGCAGTGACTGCCATTGCCTGGACTTGTAGAAGTGGTACTGTGCTGACTTGGTATCGTCACGATATCTTGTGACGTTGTTGTACTTGCGCTGATACTCAGCGTTGTGAGATCGTGCCCACTTCTGACGACTGGCTAGGTACTCAGCCTCATGCTCATAGTGCTGCTTGCAATAATGGTCAGGTAGCTGGCACATGGCATGACATCCCTGATATCTGCATCGTCTAACTCTTGGGATTGTGGCCACCTCCTTTCCTGGTACGCAAAACTGGTGGCTTGATTGTGTATTCAGCCGGTTTGTCTTTCACTCGTTCTGGATGCTGTTTGCGATAAATCTTATCAGCAAGCACTAGCAGCTTATGTTCTTCGAACGAGCAGACGCCCCAATCCTTGTACGCTCTCATCAAGCCACCTCCTAGCCAAAATAAAAAGCCCAGCCAAAGCTGAGCTAATGAAATGCCGGCGCTTGGAATCGAACCAAGCCGAATGCTCCAGCAGCCGGTTGCCGTGTGGTTGGGATGTATATTTACTTATGAATGGAAACCAAATTGCAATGGCCTTGCCACATTGCTGTGGCAACGTATCCCGCAGGAATCGAACCTGCGACAATCCGGTTAACAGCCGGATGCTCTGCCAACTGAGCTAAGGATACATGGCTCTGCCCTTGCATTAACTCAACGATTTTTTTATGCGCAAAGGCAGAACATAAAAAGCCAGCCTTTCGACTGACTTTTACATTGAATGAGGCTGTTTCTTAAAGGAGTGATACTTTATCAAACGTCTAACGCCTCTTGACTAACTACGCTTTCGATACGTTCCTTGGCAATCTTGAAATACTCCTCGTTCATTTCCATACCGATGAACCGGCGGTTGTTCTTAACCGCAGCTACCCCAGTTGATCCACTACCCATCGTGTTGTCAAGCACCATATCGCCTTCATTGGTGTACGTCTTGATAATGTACTCAAGTAAATCAACTGGCTTTTGTGTCGGATGAACGCTGTTGTGATTATCAGCATTGCTGAAATTAATCACGTCAATTGGATACCGCTCACCATTTGATTTTGATATTGTCACACCAAATGAATGATAATTTTTTGAACAGTTGGGATCATTACGTCGTTCATATGGTTTAAAGCCATATCTCATCTGTGGGTTGTAAGTTGGCAGGTGTTTGTAAAACACATATAAGGTTTCATAAGCTCTTAAAGGTGCACGATGAGAATTTAAAAAGCCAGCCGCCATCGTTTTATGCCAAATCCAGCTGTATCGATACGGCATCTTCTTTGGCGCGTGCATGATTAGTTCAGCACCAAAACGGCCAAGTCCAAACAAGACTACCGCACCATGGTCTTTTAATACCCGTTCATATTCGCTGAACAAGTCGTCCAACGGTAACTTGGTGTCCCACTTGTTGGCGGTCGTGCCATACGGCAAATCGGCCAGAATCAGGTCAACAGAGCGGTCTTCTATCCCCCCCATCAGTTTCATACAGTCACCATGTAAAAGTTTATAACTCGGCATTTTTATCTCTTCTCTATTTATTCAATGTCATTTAGTGACCAGACACGGCAATGGATGCAAAAAAAGCCAGCCGATTGACTGACTTTAAGAACATGGTTATTTATCTAAAGGAGTGTCATACTTAACCAAATCATCCATGCTACTAATATAGCGCATGGTCGGGTCGCTTGCGGGTCGCTTTTGGTTCGCTTTTTGAAATGAGATCAATAGCATCGTCACCTAAGCCGGCCCGTGTCTGCCAGTACAGAAACCGTTCGGCAAACTCGCAGAGTGCTTCCTTCTTGACTTCCTGAAACCGCGTCTTGCCGAATCCACACTGACTGCTGACTTCCCAGTCCTTTAGCTCATCAAGGTAGCAGCCGACCAGGATCTCATAGCTTGGCTGTTTGGCACGGTGTGAGCAGTTTTGGATTGCGGTTGCAATGCACTGGCAGACCACACCAGCAATCATGCCGTTGATGATCTTGTCTTCTGTATGATTGCCAAGCGTTCCGCCACCGCCTGCCAGGCTAAGTGTTGGTGACTTTAAGTCGGTGCGATTGCTTCCACAGCTTGAGAGATAGTAGTCCAGACGATGCTGAAAAAAACGTCTGACGTTACGGGCCGTTGCCTCGCGATCAAAATCAACTGGCAGATCACATGCCATTGTCCTCATCAAACCACACCTTTCGCTTAACTTTGTATCGATTGTGAATCCAGTATGAGCAGTGCCGGTCGTTAACATAGAATTTGATGCTTGCCGTACTGATGCCGACTCGACGCGCCGCTGTGTACATCGACGGCACGGTTACATACTTGCTGGTTTGACGGTCAAAGATTGTCACGCGTGAAAAGTCGCGCCGATTTTTTGCGCTGATCTTTTTAAGCTCAGGCGTATCGCGGATGACGTTACCAACCAGTCTGGCATCTATATCGAGATACTCGGCAATCTCATAGACACCCATGTATCGATGCAGACACGATGCGATCTCGGCCTGCAGGCTATGATCGCTGTGGTACTTCTTCCAATCGTTCTCGCGGATCACATCGCGAAAGTCCTTGATGATTCGATAGTCTGGGTCAAGCGGTGGCACAATGTCTTCGAGTCTCACGCTTGGATTGTGGAAAGCCTGCGGATAGTTATGCTCGAGATTGCTTAACGCTTTGAAAAATCTCGGCGTGCAATGATTGTCATTCGTGATACACCTCCCACATGTAGTAGATCAGTGCCACCAGCATCGTGATGACGATGACTGCTGAGCCGATACCCAGCGCTGAAAAACCCGTTGTCCAGTTAATGAAGATCATCCACAGCATACCGCCAGAAAACAGCACACTGCCAATGATTGAACCTAAGATGATAAATACTTCCAATACGTTCATAGAATTGCTCCTTGATTGATTTAAAACGTTTTAAATTAGCTTCCGTCCACACATCGGACAGTAACTAATCCGGTTAGACTGACCAACGCTCGTAGTCTTGCCACGCTGATCAGTGACGGTCGTCATGGCGTCAAGCTGCGTCTTGTTGATCAGCCTGATCTCGGTATAGATACTGTCATAGTGGTACGTCAGTAGTGGTTTATGATGCTCACAAAACTCACACATTTTCATACTCCCTGTAGATAACCAGTGCATCATGAAACGCGTAGGACACGTAGGAGTTGTCGACGTCGTCAATCACGTTTGAATTGAATTTGACATCCACGACGATATAGTCGGGATGCTTGGCGATCCACTTGTTGATCTGTTCGTCGATATGTGGCTCGCCAAAGTTTTCGGAAAATAGTTTTGTTTTAATCATGATTTAATGCCTCAAAAAATGCATCTAAGTACTCACCGCACAACTCAATTAAATTGCCAAACAAGGCTGAATTGTCTTTATCGACGTAGATAGAGTCTAGATCAATTACTGGAGTTTCATCGACAGTGGTCAATTCAAATACAGTATCGTTGCCATAGGTGATCAAAACATTCCCTTTTTCGCTAAGATTAATGAAACTGCCGTTCAAATTTGCCTCAGTATTTTCTAAAACTTTAAAGCCTAGATGGTTATCAAGTGTTTTGAGTTTCTTGCTAAACTCGTTAATTCGTTTTCGGTTCATGCTTCGTCCTCCTCTTACAGTTTCCGTCCACAAAATGGGCAATACGAAATTTGCTCTTCATCGTGTTCATCGTCATAGCCAAACTCGGGCGACAGCTCAAGATAGTATTTGTGGTCATGATTAGTGATACGGGTAAAACAGGTTTTGTCTTCAACGCTAATCTCCAAAATATCTGTATCTGGGGTACACCAACTACATTCTTGCTTTTTCATTGTTTGTCACAGCTCCTTTAAAATAATCCATACTTCCTCGCACACCAATACAGCTGCAAATACGACCAAAGCTGTCATCAAAGCATTATAAGCGACTTCTCGTTGATCCCAGACCAACCAGATAGTGGCTGCAACTACGCTGAAAAAGCTAACTGCTATAGCTGCGTTTAAAAATCGTTTCATCGTCGTCATCTCCCATACACCGCCCCAAAAATCAGCAATGCGTTTATAAACACGATCATAGCCGTAAAAGCAACTTTATCAGCCACTTGACTGCTACTCCATACCATCCAAATGAAAGTTGCTTCCATGACCAGGAAACTAACTGCCAGAAATCCAACTGCGAATTGTTTCATTCGTCATCACCTTGAATCAAACTGCTCGGGAAGTTTAAAGAATAGCCATCTGCAGTCTTGGTATACCCGATTCCTTTTTTCATAAAGAAATAAAGCGAGTCTGGGTCTAGTTCTAAGTTATTCGCGGTGTCCAGAAAAACTCCGTATAGGATAATCAACAATTCGGTAGCTTGTAGTTCTGACAGTTCATTGACCGCGTCGTTAAATGCGTAGAGGGCCTTTTGTGCGGTTTCTGTAACCTGTTTAACGCGCTCTTCTTTAGTCATGATGTTCACTCCCATATCGTGATTGGACGCAACAGATAAAATATTCTTGCCAGCAGGCAAGCCGTTTCGTATTGGATAGCTCCTTAGCCGTTGTTCCTACAATGTTTTCTACGTACATTAATCCGTCTCTAAAACTTACCTGGTCATCAGTTGGTTCGTCTTCAACCACCCACTTTTGCGGGCACGGCTTGATGCCTGGTATCTGCGTGTAGATGTCATAATACTTAGCCATAAGTTCTCCCCTAAAAAATCTTTAAAATCTTTAAAAACAAACCCACTATCAGCACTGCTGCTAATATGAAAACAAGGTCAGTTTGTCGAGCCGAAGTTTCAGCTCATCTCTTTCATCTTCCAACTTACTTACCAAATCCATAGCCTACCAATCCTTCCTTGACGATCTTTATCGCGTCTTCCGGCGAGCGCGCTATACCGTGTACGATCCCGTGCGATGTCAGCATTTTGTGAAACTGAATCTGATCTTGACGTGGACGTCCTGTCTGGGTCTTGACTTCGATGAAGAACGCCTTGCCGTCTGACCAGCGGAATCCAGCTAGATCCGGGAACCCACGCGGAACACCGGTTTGAAACAACGTCCCGTCCGGCAGGCGAATTTTGCCCACATTGATGCGGAAGACCGTGCATTGATTAGCTGACAATGCCAGTCGAATTTGATTCTGAATTAGATGCTCAGGCTGAGTCATAGCCATTCATTCCACCCTAACTCTTCTTGCAGACGTTTCTTCCAACGCTTACCATCACGTTCAGAAACGTTTACTCGTGCGTTAAACTCGTCTGGGTTCAAATTAAAACCTGCTTTTAGCAGCGCTTCTTTGATTGCTCCTGTTGAAACATAACTTGGACCAGTACCGACGGCTCGAAAAACGTTTTCAGCCCAGTGCTTGATACTGTATGTTGATGTTCTTCGAGTTTTAATTGGCGTCAATGACCGGCAAAAATCGACCATCTGCGACTGATCAAGTTTTGAATAATTGTAAAAATCTTTTGTCGATTGGTTGAGATTGCTCATGCTGTTTCCTCCACTTCAACTTAGTGACGGACTTAGTGTCGGATATGGTGACGGGACAAATCCGTTGTGACAGTAAGGATAAGACTACTTTTTCTGTCAAGTGACGGAACACGTGAAATAAAGTCTTTACTATATATATTTTTATCTTTTATATATATACTTTTCATCACTATATCCGTCACTAGAGAAAAAAGAGTATATAAATACTAATGCGCCAACAAGTAAAACGTTTAATTACATCCGTCACTACATCCGTCACTGATTTAAGAAATTGGTTCTTGAATCGGTAATAATTTTTAGGCCTTCATAATATCGACCGTGATTTGTACGCTTGTACTTAAATTTAGCTTTCATCTCACTGCCGAATTTCTGCTTATTGAATTGATGTTCACCAGATTCGTCAGTCCAACGCTTGTAAACGTCATATAGCTCACTTGCTGGTGCCATATAGCCCTCGCCTCTCTCACACTTTTCAGAAATGAAGAACTCGATGACGTCCATTTCCTGACGATACTCGCCACTGGCTTTTCTGATCGATTCTGGCGGTTCGAGCCCTTCTCTCTGCCACATCATGGCTCCCTGCACGATCCAGTTAAGGATCCCGGATGCTTCACGCTGCAGTTTGTACTTGAGATCCTTGTCGACCTTGTTTTTAGGAATCTGGACCAGGAACGGAATCAGCATGATACGACGCCAGATACCGTCGTCAGTGCCACGAATGATCGGCTTTGTGGTTGGTAGCCATCCACAGCTTGAACTGTGGGGTAAACTCAAACTCGCTCGCATACAGATGCCGAGCGACCATCTTGTCGCCACCAGTCATCTGCTTGACCAATCCTTCGTCCAGTCGTGAGCCTTCGTTAGCTTCGCTTGAGATGACCAGCCGTGCACCTTCCAGACGTGCGATATCTGAGTTGACTCCGCTTGAACGTTTGACCATGATCGACTCAACGTTCATGGTCTCTGCGTAGGAGCCTAAGATGTCGGCAATCGTGTTGATGAACACCGACTTCCCATTGCGGCCGTTACCATAAAGCAGGAACATGACCTGCTCTTTGGTCGACCCGGTGGCTGAGTAGCCGACTGCCTTCTGAATGTAGTGGATGACCTCTTCATCGTTGTTAAAAATCTGGTGCAGGAATTTGTCCCACTCTGGTGCGTCAATCGTGTCAGTGTACTCGGCTGCAGTCTGACGGCTGAACATCTTACTGCGGTCGTGGTCCTTTAAGAGACCCTGAGTTAAGGTCGACGTAACCCGACTCTGTGTTTAGCAGCATCAGGTCGGTGTCAAACTCGCTGTGCAGGACCGGGACATGGTGCTTAACTTCGTCGAGCATGGATTTCTTGGACCGGTTGCTCCGGCACTTGGCCTTGAACTTGGCCCACTTTTCCATCGCGTCGTCTGCGTCCATGCCAGGCCAGATGTTGAGCTTTTCACTGTCCATGTTTTTAACTACGCTGTCCGCACACTTTTCAACCATGCCTGACTGGTCAATCTGCCAGTATGAGCCGTTGTATAGGTACCACATCTTGTCAATGTAGGAGTACTTAAAATTGTCGCCGTACATATCGATAAACCGCAGTGCGTTGCCCATATCGTCCCACGTACGTGGTGGTTTCGGCTTGTCGCGCTCTTTGTTAAGGAAACTCATGTCGTAGTTGGCATTGAGCGGTTGATGCGGGTTGAACACGTTGCTGGTCTCGTTGATCGCCTTGTTAAGCAGTGCAATCCCGTACGTGGTCTTGCCATGCTTCTCATCGTACTTTTTGCGGTACAGCGACGACTG